TTCACCATTAATTATTTGGCATATGTTGATGACTTTTTTGATCAAACCCAGTTTAATATTTTTTATGATGCCAACACTGGGCTCTCGATTACGGAAAGGCAGCTGCTCTATAAATCTTTAAGTAAAAAATGTGGCTCCGATCAAGCTACTGAGATTAAAAAAGCCGATGCGGCGACGGGAGCCGTTAAAGCCGACAAGGATGAATCCATGCGCTCCTTGTTACGTCGCTTGCGTCAAGGAGGGCACATCAGATACATTCCTCTGTCTTACGAGGAACTTAGCAAATTTCAAACCGAAGGGCCTTTTTTTGAAGCTTCAAGTTCGGCCGTCCCCCTCCCAATTGCCGACGGCAGTACCAGCGCTCCCACTGCAGATGAACTTACTCCTTCTATTGAGCCTGCGGAAGATGATGAAACAGCTACTAAGATTATGGATATTGCTAGTGAAGCCGGCACCGCAGGGGTGAATCATTTAGGGTTCTTTTATGTGAGTGACTTGGTAGACGTTGTACTGGAGGGGGTAGGGGAATATTTGAGAGATTTTTCTAAAGATGGAGCACATTGGAATGCTATGACAGAAACCCTCATTGATGAATGCGAGAAGGAAAACGAAAAAATTGCTATTTCCAAGTTTCAAGATAACTTTAAGAAATTTAGGGTAGTTTTGGGGCCGATTGAAATCGTAAATCAACAAACGACCGACGAAGTCAAATTTATTAGCTTCGGAGACATCCCCATCTCAGTGAAATATTTTGTAGAGTGGCTGAATGAAAAAATGACAAAACAAGAACAGGTAACATACAATTTAAGTAAATTTTTAAGTGACTTATTTAATAATCTCATTCGTAATTTTTTGAATGATGATAGTTGTTTTACTTTCAACATTAAGCAAAAGGTGAGCTTAAATCAAGCTTGCGTTACTTCGTATAAAAACTCGGATGAAAATATTGATGAGATAACAGAGCACATGTTGCCTGGGACGCGTCTTGATATTGCTAAGATAAAAAGCTCAGGCGCGATGCCTTTGTTAAACATTTCGGGCCCCAAAGGCTTACCCGTCGTGGAAACAGGCCTGGGCAATGAGATAAATTATCTTCTTTACTCAGCGGGTCGCACACGACCTACGGGAAAGATGATGGGGGTGCGCGCACAAGATGAGGAGGATGGTGTATTTCATTATTTATTGGGGCGCCCACGGGGCATCGTCAAAAAGATTGGCCTTTCTAAAACTGAGTCACCTGGGCTCACGGAGGTGAGGTTTGAGCAAGAAGGGTATGATGGCCTTGAACAATTACGTTTCGTCTATGATGTAAATGTGGAGTGTTATGCCAATCCTAAAACTTTCCCGGGAACATATATTTACGTCGACCCGCGAGGCTTCGATCCGAGCGCCTCTACTTATGAAGAGTCAGAGTTAAATTTAACGAAGTATGGAATTGGAGGATATTGCATGATAATTCGTTCGGAAAACACATTTGGCCCCGGAGAAGCAAATACTACTTTAACTGCCAAGTGGGTAGCAGAAATCAACCCCGCAGAGGATGATGATGACGACAATGTCGCCCCCACCCCCACTACGTCCGGCGACGGTTCAGCATCCGCCTGCGACACTCTTCTTACCAATCGAGAGGAAGCGGCCGAAGCGGCCGCCGAAGAAGATGACGTGGGTATTATGGATACTGTTTCGAGTTGGTTTGGAGGTTAATAAATGTCGATTTTATATGCAGATTCAAACAAGGGAGGAGCCAGAGAGCTTTTTAATAAAAGAAAAATTTATAGAAGCGACGTCGGCCAAAGTTTAGAAGGATATAAGAACTTAGTAAATTTCAACTTTGGTGAAAAGTTTTTATACGGAAGAGTGAACAAATTATTTGTACCCATTGAGCTTAACACCGATTCTCTAAGTACACGCAATTTTAAATCCACCCAAGACCTATCTGCTGTTAATTTTGTAGTAGACGCGTTTGAAGGACTCGCGCGCCAATTCAACAAGTGCACGATGAACGGTAAAATCGCTGCAGATGATACCTATTTAAGTGGCTTAAAAGTATATAAGGCACGCACCGACACGACAGCTCTGTATGGGAAACATTTATTAGCGTACTCTACGTCAATTGTGGGAGCTTTGAGAAATCAAAATATCCGAGTTAGAAATTTCGATGAATTTATTCTTGAATTAGAACAAATGATTAACACCCAGGGCCACACTTTTCCTTTTACTAAGCCTGCGTTTGTCAAAAGTCGCTTTTGTCCCATAAATTGTTCTGGGCTGGCTGTAGAGATTGCGGATTTGGATCCAGCTAACGATGAAGATAAGGTTAATGAATTCGTCAACAGCAAGAACTGGCAATTCTATGTGGATACATGTCAAGCTTATGGATTTATGGTAGATCGTTTTGTGCCATGGCGCTTGGTGGCTGATATAGGATCATCACCCATGCTTGAATACGCCGCGAAGTATAACTTCAATACCACTAACCAAATTTTAAACTTGGGTTATACTTTGGTGTCTACGCAATACTTCACTAATTTTAAATTTCATCTCTTAAACATATATAATAAAGCGAAGTTGGATAGTTTTTTGGAAGTAGAAGAATGCGCCGGAGATAGCATTACACGGCGCATCATTCCTCAGACGTATTCCACAGCGCGCTTCACCGATTTGTATTCCGACTCATATTTTTTGAACCTTTATTTTAAAATGCGATTCATAGAAGAGGAGTCTGTTTTCGAAGATTTTCAAAAAGAACTACTAATAAATGATTGCTTGGAGCTATATGAAGCCCGGGGAATTGGTGCATCGCTCGAAGCGTTCGAAAGAATTCTCAATAAACCATTTGACTATCGGGGCTCGGTGAGCTATACTAAAGCATATCTAGAAGCTAAAGCAGCGGAGGGCTCTTGATATTCCAAACGCTGGATGATAAATCTCAGTGCGTGGGTGTTTATGCTGATGGACAGCTGTTTTTTGACGACTTTCCAACTGACCTTACCAAGACCTGGAAATATACAGGCTCTCTACGGGACACAGACGTCCAGTATGGGTGGTTAATGGCTCAGGGCTCACCCCTCGATGAAGTCGCTCCAGAGCACCTTAGAGAGCCACTAGAGAAGTCCCAACGACGGCTCCGAGCCTACGTGCGGTCGTTTAGGCTAGCCAAGATAAGCCTACGAGATCATTGCATTTTCGATTTGGTACCCGAAGACTTTTTGAAAGAATTCTGCGAGATTAAAAACCAGATAACTGCACATGTTTTCGAAACTTGTGAAAAGCCGGCCTGTTATGATCATCTATCGCAAGTTTATAAGTTGCTCTATAAGCTAAAGTATCAGAATTTAAATTTGAATACAATCGATTGCAAACCACTCTTTATGAGTTCAATCGTACATGCTCATGCCAAGAAACTCATTGAGGGTCCTCATTATATTGACTATAATTTATTTGGAACAGTCACAGGTCGATTGTCGACTTACCCAGGCTCTTTTCCAATGCTCACATTACAGCGGGGGCTGCGTAAGCTTATGAAGCCCCATAACGATTGGTTTATCTCTCTGGACTATAATGGCGCCGAACTGCGCACATTGATGGCGCTTTCTGGACAAGAACAACCGACGGATGATATTCATGAATGGAACATGAAAAACATTTTTGAATTGTCTTTAACGAGAGAGGAGGCGAAGACTACCATTTTCAGTTGGTTATATAACCCAGATTCTACGAGGATTACAACTGATATTTATAACCGGGACAGCCTCCTTAAAGAGTATTATAGTGAGGGATACATCACTACTCCCTTTGGACGTCATCTCCCAGTAGATCCTCGAAGAGCCTTTAACTATCTTATTCAAAGTACTACGGCCGATATTGTTTTAGATCGGGCGGTTGCCATCGATAAAGCTCTAGAGGGCACCAATTCTTGGGTCTCCCACATTGTACATGATGAAATCGTACTGGACATGACAGATGAAGACAGAGTGCTCATTCCGCAAATTAAAGAGCTTTTTGCTGCCAATACACTTGACACCTTTGTTGTTAATTTAAAAGCAGGCCGCGATTACTTAGACCTTCAAGAATTAAACCTATGATATCAATAATCGGTGTAGGAAACGGTGGTTCGGCTATCGCAGAAAAGTTCTCTGCGGTACCCCAGTATAATGTTTACTTAATGAATAACAAAATTACGCGTAATTCTAAATATAAGTTTAAACTAGCGTCTTACGAGGCGCCTGAAGAATACGAAGCTAATATTCCCGATGTAACTAAGTTTTTTGAAAATCTTGATGAGACTATTCAAATATTCGTGGTGGGGTCAGCTTCCACTACCAATTATATTTTAGGGATTTTAGAACAGATCCGACAGAGAAGAATAGAAATCTTTTATATTCAGCCCGATGTCGAATTATTGACAGGAGTCCCTAAACTCCAAGAGGCTACCGCTTTTGGAATTCTTCAAGAATATGCTCGCTCTGGGTTGTTTGATTCTATTACGTTAATGTCTAATTTAAACATTGAACAAATGACTGGAGATGTTCCTATTAAAACTTATTTTGATGTGTTGAATGACTCTATCTTTTCGACCACCCATTACATTAATTTTTTTAATCACACCGAGCCGGAAATCGGGAACGTTTCAAGACCTTCGTCGATCAATCGCATCCGCGCTGCAGCCCGACTGAATATGAAAACTTTAGAAGAAAATTGGCTTTTTGACCTTGACAACCCTCGAGAATTATGCTATTATCTTTGTATTAACGATAAAAAATTAGCAACCGAGGGCGGCTTGCACAAGAAGATAGTGGATATGTTAAAAGAGAAGCCAAAGAACGCTTTTAGGAAGATTTCGTATGCTATTTATGAAACTGAACACGAACAAGATTTTGGGTTCTGCGTTGCCCACACAAACGTAGTACAACAGAAGAAAACTCTTGACATGCTAGATCAAGAGTGATATAGTAAGACAATAAGGAACGCTTATTGTTACCCATCATAAAGGAGAAAAAACATGGGAATTGATATGGAGCTTATGCGCCGCAAGCTCGCAACTTTGCGCGGTGACAACGATGGAAACTCGGTCTGGTTCAAGCCAGACGAGGGAGACACGGATATTCGAATTGTTCCGATGAACGATGGTGATCCGTTGAAGGAAATGTTCTTCCACTATAATGTGGGCGAGCATCGTGGGGGCATTATGTGCCCGAAGCGCAATTTCGGGGAACATTGTCCGATTTGCGAGTTCGCTTCCCAGCTATGGCGTGAAGGAAGCGACAACAACGACGAGGAAAGTAAGAAGCTAGCGAAGTCATTATTCGTTCGCACTCGGTATTTTTCGCCAGTCGTTGTGAGGAGCCGAGAAGACGAAGGCATTAAGGTCTATGGCTATGGAAAAATGGCTTATGAACTGCTGCTAGGGTATATTCTCGATCCAGAGTATGGTGATGTCACTGATATTCAAGAGGGTACTGACATTACTTTAACCTACACCAAGCCCACTAAGCCTGGTGCGTACCCTCAAACAAACCTGAAGATGCGTCGTAATACTTCGCCACTGCTCGAGGACCAGGATGCTATCCCTGCCCTCCTTGATGGTATGCCTGACTTTAATAGCCTATTTGAGCGCTATAGTCCCGAGCAAATCGACGCGATTCTCGATGAGCAATTGGCTGGCGACGGCTCTGCTGAGAGCAGATCATCTGAGACGACCAAGTATGGCACCAACGAGAAGAATGACGTAGAACGTGCTTTCGATGAGTTGATGACTGGTTAGGATTCAGGTTTGACCCGCAGGGAGGCATGGGGAACAGATGCCTCACATTTTTTAAAGGAGAGCAAATGGCAAGAAAAGCCAAAGAAACAAAAGCAGGGCGCGTATCGATGCAAGATCTAATGAGTCTTGTGAATAAGAAGGCCGGCAGAAACGTCGCCCATGATTTAACGGGCGAGAACCCAACAGAAGTTAAGGAGTGGATCCCCACAGGATCGCGCTGGCTTGATAGTATAGTATGTAAGGGACGAGTGGCGGGAATTCCCGTTGGCAAGGTCACAGAGATCGCCGGCCTTGAAAGCACAGGAAAGTCCTATATGGCCGCGCAGGTTGCTGCTAACGCCCAGAAGACAGGGAAGCTTGTGGTTTACTTTGATTCGGAGTCGGCGATTGACCCAGACTTTTTATCACGAGCAGGTTGCGATCTTGAACAGTTAATGTATATTCAAGCATCCTCAGTTGAGTTTGTATTAGAGACTATTGAGGAGTTGCTGGGAGCCACCGATGATCAGCTAGTTTTCATTTGGGACTCTCTGGCGTTTACACCATCAGTATCAGACGTTGAAGGAGACTTCAATCCACAGTCTTCCATGGCAGTGAAGGCGCGCATTCTCGCAAAGGGAATGTCAAAGCTCGTGCTTCCTATTGCTGACAAGCAAGCAACGCTCATCGTGCTTAACCAGCTAAAGACCAACATTCCGCAAGGGCCGAACGCACGTATTGTGGCGATGACTACACCGTATACCACCCCTGGTGGTAAAGCGATGCATTATTCATACTCGTTGCGGATCTGGCTTACGGGGCGAAAGGCGAAAAGTTCTTTCATCGAAGATGATAAGGGCTTCCGTATCGGCTCAGAAGTTAAGGTAAAGCTTGAAAAGTCGCGCTTTGGCACACAGGGCAGATCTTGTACTTTTCGCATCCTCTGGGGTACCGAGAGTATTGGCATTCAATGCGACGAGAGTTTGTTTAATGCTATTAAGACATCCGAACACTTGACAAGCGCTGGTGCTTGGTATACGCTCAAGATGGCAGATGGATCAGCTATCAAGTTTCAACCGTCTAAGTGGGTTGAGAAAATGGAAGATGAAACGTTTAGAGGTCGCGTTTATGATTTAATGGATGAAGAAGTCGTGCAAAAGTTCGATAAAAGAATTGGAAACGCAAAGGATTTTTACGAAGCAGTTGAATAATTACATTATTCACCCGTCTAATAAAGGAGGAAAAAATGACACATTTGTTTATGCTAATGTTTTTAGCAAGTATGCAAACTGCAGATGCACACCACAAACACCGGAAGGCTAAGCCAGCCCCGCCGGCGAAGCACCTCCATGTGCGACCGGCCCCACGCCACATCAGCCATAAGACCTATCGTCAAAATGGTCATAAATACTATGACGATCATAATGGCATCATGTGGGTTTGGAGAAAGGGTCACTGGACAGCCGGATTCTACATGCGTGGCTACTGGGAAGTCTATGTGCCTCTCTAAAAAATAAACTTAACGCTTGACTTAAGCCTCCCACTTGGTTATAATATAACTAACTAGGAGGCTTTTGTATGTCTGATCGACTGCATGGATATAAAGGCAAAATCCATCGTTACATGCAAACAGCCAAGAAAGCAGCAGTTTGCTCAGAGTTTCGGGATTCCCGCCATGGCGCTGTGTTGGTGCGTGGTGGATCTATTATCAACACTTCCTATAACAAGGACAGTTTTTGTTCCTTTGGTAAGCGTTTTCAAAAAACCCACCAAGGAAGAACAACAGTGCATGCAGAATTAGGAGCCATCCTAGGGTTGGATAGATCTATCACAACCGGCGCGACAGTTTATGTGGCGAGAATAGGAAGAAACGATGAAAACTTCAGGCTCTCCAAACCATGCTCCATGTGTGAAGCAGCGCTGCGTCACGTTGGTGTTAAACGTGTGGTATACACAGTTGACAATGATATAGTAGGAAGTTATAAACTATGAAATTGGAGATAGGAGATTTGGTGTCGGTGCGTTATCTCGCTAGCCAACTCGATGAACTTGGACCCGAACAAAAAACGTTTTTGGGTTGCATCATTGAAATCGGTGAAGACGATCCCTTGAACATGGACAGGATGTGGTGCTTTGAAACTGAGTCTGTTCACATTTTAAACCCCCACCGAGATAAGATCGAGGTATTAAACAGATGAAAAGAGTATTAATTTTAGACGCACTGAATGCATATTTGAGGGCGTACATCGTAGATCCGAGTCTATCGGTTCACGGTCAGCCCATCGGGGGTTTAAGAGGGTTTTTAAAGATTCTTCAAAAACTTGTGCGAGAGATGCGTCCGGACCAAGTGGTCGTTATATGGGACGGCCCAAACGGCTCTAAGAAACGCAAGTTGATGGATAAGAACTATAAGGCAGGCAGAAAGCCCATTCGCCTAAACCGCGCTTATCACAACCTCACAGATGATGAAGAACTTAAGAACAAAATCTGGCAGCAAAGCCGCATTATTGAGTATCTCAATCAAATGCCGATCATCCAATCAATGATCGCAGAGGTGGAAGCAGACGATATTATTGCATACGTTTCACAGATGTCCTATTATAAGGGATGGCAAAAGATTATCGTGTCTAACGACAAGGACTTTATGCAATTGTGCGACGGCGAGACTGTTTTGTGGCGCCCCACGCAAAGCGAGATGTTAAACAAGAACCGCATCGTGGAACAGTTTGGGATTCATCCCACAAACATGGCGATGGCCCGGGCTATTATAGGAGACGCATCAGACAACCTGCCGGGTATTAAGGGCGCCGGGTTTGCGACAGTCAAGAAACGTCTTGACTTTTTAGCTGAGGAGAAGTATTATAATATTGACGAGATAATTGAGTACTGCGATAATGTCCCCAGCAACCTGAGCTTTTTTAAGAAAGTGGTAGAGGATAAGGCTCTTATTGAAAAGAACTACAAGATGATGCAGCTTTATTCACCTCAACTTTCTGTACAAGGAAAAGATCACGTTAAGTATGCGGTAGAAAACTTTGAATGTGAGTTTAATAAAACCAAGATCATCGGGATGATGAAGAATGATGGCTTAGGTGAACTAAATTGGGAAGATCTAAAAGAACATCTAAACAAAATTAGCAGGGAATGTGTTGGCAA